CTCGCGCATGCCGAAGCTGACGTTGCCCCAGTTCTGCGCCAGCACCTCGGCCAGGCGGATCGACGGGCCGGTGATCTCGGTGCCGCCGCGCGAGTAGCTGTAGAGCGCCGCCTCGGCCAGCGAGGGACGGGTGCAGGCCTGGATGATGCGGTCCATCGCCTGCAGCGGGCTGCGCGGGAAGCGGCGCGCCATCAAGACGGCGCCCTGCACCTCGGCGAGCTCGCGCTGCACCGCGACCTCGGTGGCGGCCTCGCGCTGGGCCGGCGCCTGCGCAGCGCCGAACGGGTTCTCTACGACTGCGATTTCGTCCATCTCAGACCTCATCCAAATGCTTCACAAGGAAGCGCCGCGACGGCGCCTTGGCCGCCACGCTGTAGCCCTTGCGCCCGCTGTCCAGCTTCCAGGTCGCCAAGAGCTCGCCGGAAGGCGCGACGAGGTTCAGGCCGGTCTCGCCGAGCGCCGCCATGACGGTCAGCTTGGCCTGCGCCTCGGCCTCGTCGAGCTCGCGCTGCAGCTGCTTGCCGCGCCGCAGGATCTCGATCGCCTGCAGTTCGGCCTCGCCGGCCACGATCCAGCCGGCAGCGTCGAAGTGGCCCCAGCGGCGCACCGCGTCTTCCAGGGTCAGCGGCGCCGGCGGCACGCCCTTGGTCACCTGCGCCCAGAACGCCGCCTCGCCTTCGATGAGGCGCTGCTCGATCTCGATGTCGCGGGCGACCTGGTAGAGGCGGAAGTCGCTGCCGCCGATCAGCACCGCGACATCGCAGACCTCGGCGGCGGTGACCGCCAGGTAGTGGTGGACCTGCAGCAGGTAGTGCAGCGGGATCTCGTCGGTGTCGGGCTCGCCCCAGCCCTGCGCCGTGCGCGTCGTCTTCACCTCCAGGATGGCCTGCCCGCCGGCGATCTCGCCGTCGACGTGGGCGAACATCCACGGGCGCGCCGGGTGACGGATCAGGTCCTGCACCGGGCGCACCTCGTAGCCGGTGCGGCGGGCGTACTCGCGCCGGATGACGTCCTCGAGCAACTGGCCCCAGAGCATCGGCTCGGTCTGCTCGACGGGCGGCGCCAGGCCGGTCTTCTGTTCCCAGAGGTCGAGCGGCGTCTGCCAGGGCGAGAGGCCGAGCGCGGCGGCGGCGTCGGAGCCGCCTAGGCCGGTGCGGCGCTCCTCGGGCGTGCCCGCGTTGCCGAGTGCGTCAGTCATTGCAGCGTCTCGGCCGGCGGCGGATCGGGAAGCTCGCGCAGCGACGCCACGATGCCGAGCATGTCGACGGCCACGCCCTCGCACGCCGTTTCGAGCGGCAGACCGCTTCGCAGGACGAGCCCGGCGATCGTGCTGGCGTAGGCGGTCAGCAGGACGCGCATCACCCGACTGGGCGGCGCCTGCCCGATCGGGCAGCCGTCCAGCTGGGCGACGATCTCGACGGCGCACTGGCGAATGACTCGCGAGGCGATCACCTCGTCGTTGACGTCGTCGCCTGGCGGCAGGTGCAGGTTCATGCGGCGCGCTCCAGGCCATAGGCCCGCAGCGCCGCGACCTTACCTAGCCACGCCAACAACCGGCGGTTGGGGGGGGGGGGGGGGTAGTCAACGCACGGCGGCGTTTTCGCTCGTTCGCTGATGTCGTCGACGTTGCAATCAATCATCGAGCCAACCCGAAAGCTGTCGCACGAACTGTCACATGCGATAACATGCGATAACATAGCATAACATTGTAATAGACCACCGAAGCTCGGCAGTTGCGGGCGTCCCGCGCCCGCTTACTGGAATGGTTGAATATTCACCCTACGGAACATGCGATGTCAATTGGCAACACAGCGTTTTTTCACCTTGTCGGACTGCGGGGGCGGGCTTACCCGTCGCGCCATGACCTCGATGACATTGGGAATGGCGCGGGTCGCCAAGGTCGCCGAGCGGATGCCGCTCAGCGTCCTGGCGCGCGAGGCGGGCGTGAATTACGAGACCGTCAAAACCTTCCGCAGGCGCGGGTGGCAGGCGAAAAGCCTGTCGATCTGCGAAAAGCTGATCGCCGCCGCCGAGCGGCTGGACCCCGACGGCGCGAGCGCGTGACGTGCGTGTGGTGGGGATCGATCCCGGCGCCCGCGGCGCCGTCGCAATCCTGGACACCACCACTGGCGAACTGATCGGCGTCGAGGACATGCCGGCGCTGCCCGAGCCGAACGGCCGGGTCGCCACCAACGCCCCGCTGCTGGCCGAGATCATCGCGCGCTCGCAGGCCGCCCGGGTGTTCTGCGAATACGTCGGCGCGCGTCCGACCGACGGCTCTGTGCAGGCCTTCGCCTTCGGACGAGCTCGCGGCGTCATCGAGGGCGTCGCCGGGGCCTACGATCTGCCGATCGTCTGGCTGACGCCGCCAACCTCGAAGCGGTTCGCCGGCGTTCCGCCAGGCCGCGAGAACAAGGACGTGGCGCGCAGCGCGGCGGTCGCGCGCTGGCCCGCCCACGCCACGCTGTTCGCGCGCAAGTGCGACGTCGACCGCGCCGAGGCGGCGCTGATCGCGCTCTGCGGCGCGCAGCGGCTGGCGACTGTGAGGGCGGCATGAATGACGCTGATCTCGATAGACTTGGTTTGCGGATGTATGCGGTCCAGCCCTGTCTTTGCGGGCCGCCCTACCAGATCGTCGCGGTGATCGCAGTAAATGGCGTGCGTCAATATCGCGTCGGCTGCGCGAAGTGCGGCGAGACGTTCGGGAGCGCGATTCCGCACAGGAAGCTTAGCCAGCAAATGATGCTCGAGGCGCCGGTTGTAGTTAGCCGCGTCGAGTTCGCTTGCCCGTGCGAACGCTGCGGCGGCACGGACGGGACTGAACTACACCATTGGGCGCCCTCATCGGTTTTCCCCGACTTCTATCGGTGGCCGACATCGTCGCTCTGCGTGCATTGCCATCAACATTGGCACCGGGTGATGGCGGCATACGCCATGCCCGCCGACGTTGACGCGCCTTAACCGACGAGGTGGGCCGTGGTCGTCCGTCCGGACGAAACTAGACTGTGCGCACTTATGGAGCCGATCGCCCGCCAGCTGCTCGGCGAGCCCAATTCTGAACTCTCGACAAAGACCAACCCGCGCTGGGGATCGAACGGCTCGATGTCGGTCGATCTCGAAAAGGGCGTGTTCTTCAACAACGAGGAGAAAGTGGGCGGCGGCGTCCTCGACCTGATCGAGCACCAGGTGCCGTGCGACCGCGCCGGCGCTTGGGATTGGCTGCACGCCAACTATCCCGAGACCAAGCCGAAGCCGAACGGGCACGACGCCGGCGGTGCGCAGATCGTCAAGACCTACGATTACGTCGACGCTGACGGCACGCTGCTCAGCCAGGTCTGCCGCAAGCAGCCCAAGGCCTTCACGCAGCGGCGGCCAGATCCCAGCGCCGAGGGCGGTTGGGTGTGGTCGACGAAGGGCGTCAAGTCGGTGCCGTACCGGTTGCCCGAGTTGCTGGACGATATCGCCGACGCCCGCCCGATCTTCATCGTGGAGGGCGAGAAAGACGCCGATCGGCTGCGCGCCGCGGGCCTGGCGGCCACCACCAATGCTGGCGGGGCCGGCAATTGGAAGCCGGCGCTGAACCCGCACTTCAAAGGCGCCGACGTCGTGGTGATCGCGGACAACGATCCTCAGTCCAAGGGCAAGGACGGCCAGCCGCTGTGGCATACGGACGGCCGCCCGCAGCTGCCCGGCCAGGACCACGCAGCGACAGTGGCGAAGGCGCTGGCGCCGGTGGCTTGGCGCGTGCGGCTGCTCGACCTCGGCCAGGCGTGGCGTGGCTGCCCCCCCAAGGGCGACGCCAGCGACTTCCTGGGCGCCGGCCACACCGTCGCCGAGCTCGAGGCGCTCGCCGCCGAACTGCCGCCCTATGGCGCGCCGACGCGCGCCCTGGTCGGCTTCACGATCGCCAGCCTCGAGGGCCTGCCCGTGCCGCCCCGCGTCTGGCACGTCCACCAACTCGTCCCGGCGCGCACCGTCACCCTGCTGGGCGGCGACGGGGGCGTCGGCAAGTCCATCCTGGCGCTGCAGCTGGCCTTCGCCACCGCCGCCGGCCTCGCCTGGATCGGCCAACAGGTGCGCCAGGGGCGGGCGCTGCATCTGTCGGCCGAGGACGACCGCGACGAGCTCCACCGCCGCTCCGACCAGATCAGCACATTCTACGGGACGCCGCTGAAGGATGTGCCGGGCCTGACGCTGTGGTCGCTGGCCGACGACGACGCGCTGCTCGTGACGGGGGGCCCAGGCCAACCGCTGCAGGCCACGGCAAGATGGGAGGAGTTGAAGCGGTTCATCGCGTTGGATCGTCCAGCGCTGGTGGTGCTCGACAGCCTGGCGGATGTGTACGGCGCCAACGAGAACGAGCGCAGCCAGGTGCGCCAGTTCGTGCGGATGCTGCGCGGCCTCGCCATGCCGGCCGACACCGCCGTGCTGCTGCTGGGTCACCCGAGCCTGACGGGCCTCGCCACCGGCAGCGGCCTCTCGGGATCGACGGGCTGGAACAACTCCGTGCGCAGCCGCATGTTCATGTCGGCGCCGGTGGTGGAGGACGGCGGCGCCTCGCAGCCCAACCTGCGCACGCTCGCCGTCAAGAAGGCCAACTACGCGCAGGCCGGCGCCGAGCTGCAGCTGCGCTACGTAGCCGGGGCCTTCGACTGTGACGAACTGAGCGGGCCAACAATGTCGGGCCTCGACCGGCAGATCGCCGCCGATCGGGTCGACGCGCTGTTCCTGCAGCTGCTGGACGCTTTCACCATCGAGGGTCGCTTCGTCAGCCACAATAGCGGCCACGCCTACGCACCCGCCCTTATGGCGGCTGATCCGCGCGCCCACGGCGCCACCAGCAAAGCCTTCGCCACCGCCATGAACCGGCAGTTCGCGGCCGGCGTCATCCGCGTCGCCACCCGGGGCCCGCAATCCCGCCAGATCAGCTTCCTCCAGCGGGTCAAGCCATGAGCGGCAAGTGGAACGACCCGACCGTCCCCAAGCGCGGTTGGAGTTGCGACTACGTCGAAGACCTCGGCGAGATCGCCGCCGTCTGCGAGATGTGCGAGGCCAAGGACATTCGCTACGTGCACACCATGATCCACCCGGATTGGCCTGGGGCGCTGGCCTGCGGCTGCATCTGCGCCGGCCACATGGAAGAGGACTACGCTCGCGCCTGGGAGCGGGAGGCCAGCTTCAAGCGCGGCCAGCGGTGGCTGCGGCGCGCCTGGCGCAAGTCCGAGGCCGGCAACGAGTACGTCAACGCCCTGGGCTACCATGT